TGCCAGTCACTTCCACTGCCTGAGTCTATGTATTTATATCCGTATCCATCAAAGTCATAACGCATAGCAACTGGCTCATCTTGCTCTTGTTTCATTATTTCTTTAGTAATATTCATATAATTTCTTTAGTTTAAATTATTTCCAATTTTTACTTACCTTGGTTGGCAATCCAAGCTGAATTTCCTCGGACCTGATCTGTCTGTCTAAATAGTTTCTCAACCATTGGATTCCACCAAGTGCCTTAAACATATCTCGCTGATTTTCAGTCATTCTCAAACCAATGTTTACTTTTGATCCTGTAATATCGCTCTTAAGTCTCGGCATATTCATCCTCAAATTTCACATTATGTTGCGCCCCAAATGCCTGGATCAATTCCAATAATTCAGACATTTCACCTTTGGTCATTTTAGAAGTTGATTGACCTAGAACCACAAACCCAGTTNNATCAATATTNGGTACGACTTCCTGTTTTTTAATTGCGCTGGAGAAAACAAACTTCCATTCTTCTGCGGTTAGTTTGCGTCCATGCCAGACAACTTGTTTTGAAACATCGGTCAAAGATGCCCAAAGTTTTGCGTTTTGCTCTAAAGACCGAGTTGCAGGCTTAAACTCTACAACCCAGCCTTCAGGAGCAATACCAACAAAATCTTTGGCTCTTTGCCTGGCTTCATTGTGGCTGAGAACGAATATTCTTTTGTCCGTACTCATACATTGTTTTCTTTATCATTTGATACATTGATCTGCCCGATTCTTTTTTAAGTTGAGTTTGTCTACCAACTCGCCTTATATCGGTCTCATAAGTGTTGTCACTAATGTCAATGTTGTTTTCTTTTAATGATTTTCTAAGTGCTTTTGCTTTTTTTGCGTTCATTTAAAATTTTCCATCAAATATATTGCGTTTGGGTAAACATTGAATGTCGATCACAATGTCGCTCATCATTCCTGAAACGATCCGTTTGGACATTACTGGAACTGCTCTTAGACCATCCTGTTCGCATTGGATAGTGGCTGCAATTACTTCGGACCTGGACATCTGCTGAACTTGTGGCTCAACCCTTATTGGTACGACTGGAGGAGATGTGTAAGCAAACTGAGTTGGTGTTTCTAACTTTTGTGGAGAACTTGAACACCCAGCTAAAACTAAAAGTGTGATTAAAAAATATTTCATCATGCGCCCCTTATCATTCTATATTGAGAAACATTACATTTTTCGCCATATCTGTTGCTGACCTCTACTCTTTTGGAAGTTATTAAAACTCCAACTCTACGCAAATCCGCAATCCTAGCTGCAAGTCTAAATATTCCAAGTTCGCTCAGAGCAATCATTGGGTTAATTGGGTAACCTTGTGAAAGGTAATTTAATAATCTCTCATTTTGTGTTTTCATCTTCATTTTTCCTTATTTGTTAATAATTCGGTTTCTAACTCTTTTATTTTGGTTGCTACGTCCTTTCCTAAAGTTTTAAATAGTGGGTTAATCTGTTTCTCCTTTACGCATCCTCTCATGTATTCAACCCATGCCTTTTGTCTTGCTAGTCTGGCATAAGTATCTACCAATTTGTTGTATTCTTTATCCCAGTCAAACGTCATCTTTAACAATCCATTTTCTCATCTCGTTGTTGGGTTTTGTTCCTTCGGTTGTGCGACCAGGTAATTCTCGGTTGTAATTCCTAAATGAATCTTTGTTTGGGCATGTTCTGCAGCCGTTGCCTTGGCAAATACCCATGACTTCGCAATGAGTTGGTACTGGCTGCCAAATTGTTTTTATCATAGTACACCCCTCAACTCAGCTTCTTTAATGACCCAACCTTTGTATTGCGACCAATGTTTCATTTCGTCCCATGCTTGCAAACCCAAACGCTCTGCAAGTTTTTCAACTCCTACTCTGGTCTCCAAATCATAAATATCTTTGCTGGTCTTGCAAAGTTGTTTGAACTTAATAGCAGACGGAGGATAGTCAGCGTCCATGCTTTTGAGTGCATGATCAAGTATTTCCTTGGATTTAAGATATTCTCCAAGTTCCTCGGTCCAAACTTGACGCATAAGACCTGGATCAATGTCCTGCCAATTACGGACAAATGACTGACCATAAATCGCCATCATCTTGCCAAAAATGTAATCCAGACCATCATCTAAACTCGTTGGATTAAATATCAATAAGTTTGACATTTTTATCACCTCCCATTAAACCCCTGGTCAACCCTGAAATGAATTCCTGCTTTTTTGTTGCAGCAGGAGATTGATTTTTTTCTTTTACCCAATCAGCCTTAAACCCTCTCCAGCCTCTTGCAACAATTTCCGACAATGCCTGCTCAAGTGTCCATCCAGCCTTGTCAGCCTCCTTTTGAATTGACTTAATTACGGTCTCAGTAACTGTTGCCCTGGATAACTTTCTTTGTTTAATAAAAGATTCCCAGACATCATCTGAAACACCGAATGGTGCTTGTATTTCTTTATTTGGTTTATGGTTAATGGTTAATGGTTTATGGTTGCCTTTTGATTCGCTTTCATTTGATAACCCAAAAATAACCGACTGGGTTTTCTTGGGTCTGCCACCTAGCTTTCCGTTGGTCCTATTTTTATTAGAATTTTCTTGATAACCATGAATATCAACTTCAATTCTTGGATGTACATATCCTTTGGACGTATTTTTAAAGAATTCTTTGAGGATTATTTCTAAATATTTTTCCTCGTCAGAACCCAAACGTAACCTTCTAATAACCACTTGGGTTTCATGCGGAATTGGTTTTTCGTCCAAGTAATACCAATCAATGAGCTGACGATAAATGCCATGCTCAACAGTATTTAGATGCCCCGTATCTTTCCGATAGTCGGCAATATTAAACTTGTAATAGTGCATTGAATTTTCAAACCCTTACAAGACCCTGAAAGGAAACCTCGGCAGGAGGGGTCTGATCTCTTTTCGATTCGGGGATCAATCCGAATCTAGCCGTGTTTCAACAAATTCTACTCTATTATTTCAAACCAGTTTGGACGCAAAACCCTTAATTGCCAAATTCTCCCTTGTGGAATATTTACCCAGCGGTGAACACTTTGCCTGCTAACCCCTAGAAGTTTTGCCAATTTTGATGCTGATCCAGCCAGTTCAATTGCTTTTTGCTTGTCCATGCCTAGATTGTCACCTAAAAGTGACGTTTTTGCAAAATAATTGAAAATATTTTTAAATTTGTGGCATTTTCGTCAAACTATGCTTACAATAAACCTCAGACGCTGCAAACCGTAGTGTCATTTTTAACTAAGGAAAACTGAAGATGGAAAATAATATTCTCCCTTCCAAAGACAATTTGGANCACTATAAAGACGGATACCAGGACGGTATTAAATCAGTCTTAAACCTTGTCCATGACTATACAGGACACAAAATCGAATCCCAGGCTGAGTTGATCAAGTACATTCGCAAACTACAACTTGATTCTTTATACCCAACACCTAGGGAGTACAAATAATGGATAAAGAAGACAAAATCGTTGTTTACGCTTGCATCATTATTTTTGTATTTTTTATTGGATATTTAACAGGGGCACAGGTATGAATGAAAAACAAACCAACTCAGGCGGAAAGTTAATTTCAACCGCATTTGTAAAAGCACAACGTGAATTCGGTCCAGCACTCAAGACTTCTACCAATCCTCACTTTAAATCACGTTATGCAGATCTGGCTGCTTGTGTGGAGGCAGTCATTGACGCTCTGAACAACAATGGCATTGGCATGATGCAAAAACTCTATGAAGATGCCACAGGAGTCAGCGTAGAAACGATTTTTCTACATGAATCAGGTGAAACCATTGAATGCGGAGTTTTGCACGTTCCAGCGTCCAAACAAGACCCTCAAGGATATGGATCTGCTTTGACTTACGCTCGTAGATATTCTTTGATGGCTGCTTGTGGCATTGCACCAGANGATGATGATGGTAATTCAGCGTCCAAGCCTAAAACAGTTGTTCAGACACCAGCATTTAACGAATCCGTAGCTGCCGACCTGATTACTGCAATTGGTGATTGCCAAGACCTTGACGAATTAGAAAAGGCTTTTAAGGCTGCATACAAATATTGTGTGAATAATGCTTTGTATAAAGACACTTGTGTAAAAGCAAAAGACAAGATGAAATCTAAATTATTGGAGGCTAAATAATGACAACACAAAACGAAAATAGATCATCCGAGTCACAACATTGGTATGACCGTCTTGGCAATCCAATGTACACAGTAGTCGGTAAGAACGGCAAAGAACGCAACACAACACTTAGAGATGCCAGATCTTTGTCTCTAGTGCCAAGCGTCACCACAATCCTTAATGTTGCAGCCAAACCAGCTTTAAACATTTGGATTCAGCGCCAAGTTCTTATGGCTGCTTTAACCCTTCCCAAACGTCCAGAGGAGTCTGAGGAGGAATGGATCAACCGAATCATGCAAGATTCCAAAGAGGAGGGCAAAGAGGCTGCAAACAGAGGGACTGAAATCCATGCGTCCATCCAAGGATATTTTGAGGGTAAAGGATACGGAGAACACCCAGATCATGTACAGGCATTTGAAGATTTATTGAATGAGACTTATGGACACCATCATTGGGTTGCTGAAATGTCATTTGCACATGAAGACGGATTTGGAGGGAAAACCGACCTTCATACTACCGCTGGACATGGAATTGTGATTGACGTTAAGACCAAGGAATTTGACAAGGATGACAAGATT